AGAACTTTGAAAACAACGTCTAACCAAAGTTTGAGGGAACTCTTATTACAGAGAGTTCCGCATTAGTTCCAGCAACAATAGTTGTGGAAAATGTTAACGTAGTACCGACTACTGCATTAATGGCCATAGTATATGTACCATTAGTGCTACCAGAGCCGGACTCCTCAGGACCAGCTGAGCCGAACCAAGAAATAAACGAGCCAGACGCAGATATCACAGTGTTAGCCGCATTCGTAACCGTAGTTCCTAATACGAGATAAACAACGAAGAAGGAACCCGGTGCAACAAAAGTTAAAACACTTCCAGCTATAGTAAATAAAGCTGCGCTACCAGGAACAAGGGTAGGAGTTACACCAAAGGGGTTTGCAGTCGTAGGAGCTGCAGAAGTATAAGACTGAAAGGATGATATAGAAGAACCGGAAGAAGGAAGCTGAGGAGTATATAAAGTAATATCATACTCAACCCAAAGCTTCCCCCATGGGACAGCAGTTCCATCGGTAGTTCCGACGAACATAGTACCAACATCATAAGTCTTAATATCTAGATTAGAAGCTAATCCAGATAAACGAATATATTTCTTAGGACCGTCCGGGTGCATAGCAGCAGGACGAAGAGTGCATTTAATATCCTTCCAAGGAATGTCCTCAGAGACATCCTCATATGCAGATGCGATCTGCTCGGATACAGGTGCACTATCAGCAGCATCATAGTCTGGAATTAACATCAGACTACCTGGAACATTAGAACCTGTTCTAGTGTAATAACAAAAATTCAATTTGTTAAAACGATACTGCTCCCAGCCAACGGCTTGGGTCGACAACCACGGAAATGTGGAGGATAAACCAGGGTTTAGTGAAAAAGGACCTAAACTACTTGTCGAGAAGTTAACAGTTCCAACAACAGATCCAATGAGCTCTCGATGAACAATACGAGACATATCTCTAGAAGCTAGGATACTTGGAGCAAATGTTGACTGACCAGTAGAGTAAGCAGCAGCTACCGATCGTTGCATCTGAGTTTTAGGAACACTCTTAGATAACAGATCATTAACTAAGCGACTTTTGGACTCAAGATACTGCGGAGATACTCTAGAAGGTATCTTAGGAGGTAAGCTCTGGTTACGAGGCTTACGTTGTCTACCATTATTATTAGGCTTGGCAGAAGCCTTACTTTTAGATTGATTCATGTATGGGATCCCTCTGAACCAGGAGAGACTGTACATCTGTAACAAGTACTAGAAAATAATATACTTAAGCATGGACTGATTGAGACAGCATTTTCACGCCAAGCTCTCATCAATAACCCTTTCAGGAAACTATCAGAATGCCATGTATACTCACGATCAACTTTAAAATAGACTTTTGAATAATCATCCTACTAACATTTCTGCCCAATTCGGATACTAAACTCACTACTATCAAGAAGAGAGTACTTCGTATTACTAATACTAAAGCCGTTGCAGTCGTTCGGCATTTACAATCGATTTAGCACGGAATTATTAAGGTACCAGACAGACCCTGGGAACCACCGTTTTGGCTTATTAGGTTACAAACCCCAACAAAATACTTAAAAACGTTTTGAAACGTCCCTGAGTATTGAGGATTAGTTTAACGACTTAATCAGGTCACATGAATCTAAAAGTATTAGATGCTCTGAGTATTCCAATATCGATACTCAACATCCCAAAATTCCTTCTCGTGACTCCATAA